CTGCAGATTGTCTAGTAGTTGCCGCAGCCGTGAGCGTTGTAACTGCTAGTGCTGGTGGCAACACCGTCAACATTACAGACATTGGGACTGATGGCGATGCAGACTTGTTCAACGAAGCTGCCGGAAACACACTTGCCATCAATACTGCGGGTGGCTGCCTGATGGGCACCTCAAATACAAAGCTTGGTAGCCTCTTCGCCGCCGCCGATAAGATGAGAGTAACATTTGGAGACGTTGGAACTCAAACGACAGATGCAGTCTTAGCTGTGACGATCTGGTATTATGACTTGAGCGTCACCACGGGTTCTTAATTAACGCTTAGGTCGTTATTTTATTTTTTAACCTTTAAGTTAAAATTTATGCATTTAAGGGGCGCTTTTGCGCTCCTTAATTGCATTTGATGAGTCAGAGCTTATTAAGATCTATATTTACTATTGCTAGAGTTTCTGGAGAGGTCTGTGACAACATTCGCGAATACAGCTAACCCAACACCATTCGGCGTGTTTGATGAGGACACAGAGTTCCAATCAGACGCTGACAAGATGGTGACGTTTGTTAAGCGCAAGCTTGGCGATGACATTCTTTCTGTCGAGCTTACCAAAAAGCAGATTTTTGCCTGCTTCGAAGAGTCTTTCTTCACGTATGGGCAAATTGTTAACGAGTATCAAGCAAGATCACAGCTTTCCACTTTTCTAGGCACATCGACCGGCAGCATGTCTGGATCTGAGCAAAAGTTTCCTCACGAGACTTTGCAGTTCTTGGAGCGAATGGCTGAGCCCTATGCATTTGAAGCAGGCATAGGAGGAAGCTATGATACAGTCTCAGGTTCTATACAGCTTATTAAAGGCCAGCAGGATTATGATATCTACGAGAACCTTAAGGACGAGTCTGGAAATTCCATATATTCTTCTTCCCTGAACACTTATAGAACAAAAATGAAGATCCAGGAAGTATTTCACTTCAGTCCCAACGCAGCGTACAGGTTTTTTGATACTACGTCAGCAATAAATTACCTTAATAACGAGTTCTCATTTGAATCTTTCACCCCTGAGACAATATTTTATGTCCTGCCAGTTTTTGAAGATATCTTAAGGGCAGGGCAAATGGATGTGTCTCATAGAGTGAGAAGATCTAATTATTCTTTCAAGGTGATTGGGACAAAGATACGAATCTTTCCTATGCCTACAGGAGAGCAGTCAAGCAAGCACCTGTGGATGAGGATAGCATTTGCTCCGGACCCACTTAATCCTTCGTATAGAGATGACACTATTGACGGCGTGTCTAATTTATCTAATATTCCGTTTGGAGACCTGACGTATTCTAAGGTTAATTCAATTGGAAAGCAGTGGGCAAGGCAGTATACGCTTTCTCTCTGCATGGAGCTTCTTGGTCTTGTAAGGTCAAAATTTAAATCCCTTCCGATACCAAACGCAGATATCCAGTTAGATGGTGATAACCTCATATCGCAGGGAAGAGAAGACAAAAAGGAGTTAGTAGTCAAACTTCGAGAAATGCTTGATTCTATGACTTATGATAAGATAGTTGAGATAAATGCCGCCAAGGCCGAAAATATTCAAAAGCAACTTAGGACTATTCCTGTTCCTAACGGCAAAGCCATTACGATGGGCTAGGGAGAAATAGTTGGGACGCTTATTTATAGGGCCGAGAGAGATAGATCTTGTAAATGATCTTACCAAAGAGCTTATCAAGGATGTGATAGGCCAAAAGATCTATTACTACTCGATATCACAGTCAAAAACCAAGATAAATGAGCTCTATGACGAGGCTCCGGAAAAAATCTTTGAAACTCCTCTTGAGATTGACTGTCTAGTCAACTACTTAGAGCCTACATTTAAAACGAATATATACGGACCTGAGAAAACCCAGAATATTGAAGTCTATGTCCAGAAAAGAGATCTAATAGACAAGACAATTGAAATAGAGGTTGGCGACTTCTTCACTTACGGTGAAGTTATCTTTGAAATACTTTCCGTTACGACCACTAAAGAGATCTTTGGCCAAATTGAGCACAGTGATGGAATTAAGCTTCTTGGCAAGCAATCTCGCAAACAGGTGTTCTTTACTAAGGTGCTCGGCCCCACTAATGAGCAATTTACGGATCCGGATGCAGTGCAGAAAACTTTTGTCCAGCAAAGAGGCTTCCCGGAAAATCAGGAAGGCGAAACTGGAGATATTAGGGCGCTCCAAGAAAAAGGTGTGCTCACTAAGCCAATAGCAGGCCCCCAGCAAGTTTCTCCTCGAGGAGATCCCGAAGGAGCCGGATCTGCATTTTATGATGAAGAGTAAGTAGATGTCAACTAGAGATTCAATTGCAAACCCCAATTTAAATCCTGCCTCTGTGCAGGACAGGATAAAGTCTGGGCTCGAAGGCCAGAATATACCTAGCGACTTTTACCTTCCTCCTTGCGGACTCGAGGATATAGATCGAGCCCTTTTCGATCTTTTTGACAAAGAGCTCCAGTTTTCGGTAGAGCAAAAAGGAGCATCGAGGAAAGTCCCGGTAATCTTTGCAACAGGTGAGCGCTTTGCACTCATTAAGCGCCGCGAACCTCTCAGGGACGAAAACGAGGCATTAATACTTCCCTTGATATCAATACGAAGGACATCCATAGACCAGTCAGCGGGATCTGAGCGCCTGGCAGATACGGGTGACTTAGTAATAAAGAGAAGGCTAAGCTCTAGGGATGCAGTTTACCAGAACCTCGTAAACCCGCAGAATTTACTGCATCAAGATAATGTGACTTCTGAAAACAACAGCGCCCTCACCGCGGATCCTCGATCTGCGAAACCAGGAAGAGTTAACTCAAGAAGACTTCCAGTAAAGACTCACTCAGGCGGACCAGTTCTCTCCAATAATTTAGATTCTCATCACATTTATGAAATCATTACAATACCCTTCCCGCATTTTATAACTGTTACATACGAGATTACTTTTTGGACCTCTTACACCCAGCATATGAATAGAATGATCGAAAAGTTTGTCGGTTCTTACACTGGGAATAGAAATCAATTTAAAATCGAGTCAGATAAAGGGTATTGGTTTGTTGCGTATCCAAATAATTCTGTGTCAAACCAGGATAACTTCGATGACATGACATCAGAAGAGAGAATTGTAAGGTACACTTTCAATATGGAAGTACCCGCGTACCTTGTAGCGCCTCAAGGTGAAGGCAACATGAGGCCATTTAGGAAATTTGTTTCCGCGCCAGATGTTGCATTTGAAGTTTTCACAGCCAACGCGCCTATAGTTCACCATCCGCCCGGGCTACCTGACCCAACTGGCGATATAGATAAATTTGTTTTAAATGATGTTAATCAAATTAACTCTGCGGGAAACATCGTTGAGAATGAAAGATTGCGTTATTTGAAAGCAGTAAACAGAGTGGTAAATCCCTTCACTGGAGATGATAAAGTTGAGTACTTGAAAGTCCTCACAACAAATCAGCGACAGGGAGAGACTGTTGTTAGCGCAAGAATCGTTACTAAGGTTGAAGACCTTTAAGACATTTGACCGCGGTTCAAATATATAGTATTGTACACCCGAGCCAAGTAGGAGACTGTCCATATGGCTGAGCAGACATTCCGATCTCCAGGTTTCTTTGAACAAGAGATCGATTTAACACAAAGAGTTCAAGGCCCAATCGGGACACCTGCAGGAGTTATTGGAACTGCTGAAAGAGGCCCTGCCTTTGTTCCAGTAACTGTAGGTTCTTTTATAGACTTTACGACTAAGTTTGGAAAACTTGATTCTAAACGATTTGGTCCATACGCTGTAAATGAATTTCTTAAAAACAGAGATGCCGTAACTTACATTCGAGTTTTAGGCGCCGGATCCAATGATACAGTTGAAGACATCAACATCACGAAAAATCAAGGATCTGTAAAGAATGCTGGATTTAAGATCACACCGATTACAACTGATCCAGAAAATTCTTTATCAACTGTCCACATTCTCGGAGCACAGCATTATGTGTCTGCTTCTGAGCAATATGGTTTCCCGATTTTTACACACAACGATTCTTACGGTTCCAGCGGTTACGTAAATCTCGTAAGAGGTGTAATCTTTACAACTACTGATGCGCGCGCCGGAGTACTTTCAGGTACTTTCTACGCTTCAAACTTGAGCGCCAGGCTTTCCGCGGAAGGCGGAGACAACTTAGCTGCTCTCGGCACGTCCGGAGACATGAAAGACAAGTTTAAGCTGTTTATATCGTCTTCAGATACGACATTCGCTACAACAGACGGTCAAGCAGGTGTTAAAGTCTTAACAGCCTCGCTAAACCCCAGAGATAAAGATTATATCAGAAATATCTTAAACACAGACCCGAACCAATTTGCAACGCAAAAACACTTACTTTATGCAGCCTTTGATGTTGAGACAGAGCTAGCAGCACCAAGCGGAGGTCCAATCTCAGGTTCTTCCGGTGCCGCAGTAGGAATCATGTCCGGGTCATCAGTAATTTCAAGCAACAACGAAGCAGGAGAAAACTTTCTTACTGCATTCGGAAGATTTGATACTCGGTACAATACACCAAGAACAACAGCATTTATCTCCCAGCCATTCGGAAAGGTTGAGCATGAGCTCTTCCATTTTGAGCTTCTGGATGACGGGGCATACGGCGCCGGCAAATTTAAGGTTTCGATTGCTAATATTCGAGGATCATCTGATGAGAACAATCCGTACGGAACTTTCACAGTCCAGGTCAGAGAGTATGATGACAATGATAAGTCGCCTAAGGTTCTTGAAGAATATCCACAGTGCGACTTAAATCCTAGCTCTGAAAACTTTATTGGAAGAAGAGTTGGAGACAAGAAGGCGTTCTTTGACTTTGATGCTGAAAGAGAAGAAGAAAGAGGCCTCCAGGTCTCTGGCAAGTACGCAAATATGTCGAACGTCGTTCGAGTTGTCTTAGGTGACGGCGTCCAGAACAATAATGTTCCTCGCGAATCGCTTCCTTTCGGTTTTAGAGGGATTCCAACACTTAAGACAAATGATAAGCTCGATGATTTCAGTGGTCTAGCTGAAGGAACAGCACGCCTCGGTATTCACGGCGACCAAATGGAAGCAAGAACTGTCGTAACAAGTTCTATCTTGCCGCCTGTGCCCTACACATTCAAGGTCACAAATGGTGCAGTTTCAGATGGTTCAATTGACTTTGTTGGCTCGCCAGGCTCTGAAGAATCCATTGACAGAAGAATATACTGGGGAGCAAAGACTACGCTTTTGGCGCCAGATAAGAATATACAAGA